GTACATCAACGATGAACTCATTGACCAGCGTCCAAACCCCATCGGTGTCGTACCTGTTATCCATATTCCAAACTTGCCGGTAGCCGGTTCACCATGGGGACTTCCTGACTGCCATGACATCATCGCGCTGAATCGCCAGTACAACGAGATCAGCACGGACATCGCAGACATCATCAACTACCACGCAGCACCGGTCACAGTGATCGTTGGAGCCAAGGCTTCTCAATTAGAGAAGGGCCCCAAGAAAGTTTGGGGCGGGTTACCTAAAGACTCACAGGTCTTCAATCTTGAAGGTGGAGCATCCGGTATTGCCGGCGCGCTGCAGTACTTGGAAGTATTGAAGCGCTCAATGCACGAACTCGTTGGCATCCCAGAGACTGCACTCGGTCAAGTACAGCCCATATCGAACACTTCCGGCGTGGCACTAAGCATTCAGTTCCAGCCACTGATGAACCGCTATCAGCAAAAGGTTGTGCAGTACGGAACCGGAATGCAGCGGATCAATGAACTCGTCATTTTGACTCTTGCGATTAAAGAGCCAGAGACGCTGATCTACAACCCCAACGTTGACGGGCTCATTAAAGAAGGCCAGTACGACCGCTGCGACCCCGACGACCCACTGACTTACATCTCCTACCCACACTTCGAACCACCGCTACCGCTGGACAAGTTAGTCCTGCTCAATGAAGTGCAGATGATGATGGGCATGAACTTGGAATCAAAAGAGGGCGCACTGCGCGCGCTTGGTGTTGAGTTCCCAGAAGAGAAGTTGGCCGAAATCCGCAAGGAAATGATGGACGACGCCAAGGCAGACGCTGCACTGACACTTCTCCAGACAACCCTGCAAAAAGAAATCATTGATCTCACAGGCATGATGCCGGGCCCAGATGGTGGCGCGGCAATGCCGATGGAACCTCAGGTCGGTCCTGATGGGGAAGTTATCCCGCCAGACCCCGCCAAAATGATTGATATGGAAGGCGAAGTCGCCGCCCGCAACGAACTAGTTACTGCAGCCTACGGAACCAAACTGCCACAGCGCAGCACCGCAGACGCGAACGAAACTCGCGGAGACGAGTAGTTCCAAAACTTCGTAAAACTTTACCGAGACTTTTTGCCACTGCCGTAGTTCGCTTGCTTTAGATCGTTTGCACCAAAACCCCGTGATAAGCCGCAAGGCATTTGGACGACTACTACTAATTAGAGAAGGCACTCGTATGAGTATCAGCATTGATTCCCCAAACTTCACCGAATCCTCAGAAGCAGCCACAGACACCAGCGCAAATCTCAACTCTGCAATGACCGTCCCAGCCGATTCACTCTTTGAACCCATCACCTCAACGTCAACCAATGGTGTGTTCACGGCTGATGACCTCGCCAAGGCTCGCGAACAAGAAAAGCAGAAGTTGTATCCAGCACTTGATCGCGCCAAGGAAGAACTAGCACTCCTGCGCAAGGAAAAAGAAGATCGCGAAAAGGAAGAAGCACGCATGCGACTTGACGCCGACGCTGAAACAAAGCGACGCGCTGAAGAAGACATGGATGTTCGAGCACTCCTACAGCAAAAAGAGGCAGAGTTCTCGGCCCAGATCGAATCTGAGCGCAGCGAGCGCGAGCGCGCGTTTGCTCTTCTAGAACAAGAACAACGTTTTCACGATCTACAGGCGTACACCACTCGGGCTGCAGACGCAGCACGCGAAGACATCATGCCTGAATTGCTGGACCTCATCAGTGGCAACACTTCCGAAGAGGTCGACCACAGCATCAACAGTCTCAAGGAACGCTCACAGCGGATCTTTGAATCGGCACAACAGTCACTCACGACTGCCCGCCGAGACATGGTGGGGACACGCATTACTGCCCCCGCCGCCGGACCATTGGACACTAATTCGGATCAACGATCGTTCACACCGGAAGACATCTCACAGATGTCAATGGCGGACTACCAGAAATACCGCACCAGTCTCTTGGGAGATGCCTCCCGTAGTAGCAGCCGTGGTTTGTTCGGTTAATAACCCCACTTACGTAACCACTTCGTTCTCGAAAGGAACACACCATGGCATCAGCCATCACCGGGACTACCGGCCTCGCCGCAGCCCCGACCGCGTATAGCGGAAGCAATAGTCAACTGACTCAAGCAATTCAGACCGTATGGTCGAAAGAAATCTTGTTCCAAGCAATGCCAATTCTTCGCTACGAACAGTTCGCAGTAAAGAAGACCGAACTCGGCGTTGCGCCCGGCTTGCAGATTAACTTCATGCGTTACATCAATATGACGCCTCCAACCGGTCCATTGACCGAAGGCGTTCGTATGACAACGAAGTCGTTGACTGCAGAGCAGATTCAAATCACTGTTGCAGAGCATGGCGATGCAATCGCTGTTTCTGAACTGTTATTGAATGCATCATTTGATGACGTTATGGCTTCGGCTTCACGTCTTCTTGGTCGCAACATGGCTCAGTACCTCGACAATCAGAGCCGCGACACCCTCGGTGGAGCCACTTCACAGATCTTCGGTTACGACCGTTCAGGTCTGTCGGGTGTGAATGACTGGTATGCGCTAGGAAACGTTGGTACACATACTGATGTTACCGATGCATCCGCAGAGTACTTCTTGTCAACTGCGGCCGTAAAGGATGCAGTGGAAACACTCGCATCTCGTAACGTGCCTCGTCTAGGCGAAACTTACGTTGCATTTATTCATCCTCATCAGAGTCGTCGCTTGCGCGACAATCCTGAATTCATAGAGGTATCGAAATACGCCGCGCCGGGCAACTTCATGCTTGGTGAGATCGGTCGCTTGTACGACGTTGTGTTCATTGAAACAACTCAAGTACGCAACGGTGTTGCAAAAGGAAACAATGCACCTTGGGAATCCGGCTTCAGTACCGGTGACGCAGCAGGTAGCCATGTGTACGAAGCAACCTTCATTGGTGACAACGCATTCGGTCACGCTATTTCACTTCCTGTGGAACTTCGTGACGGCGGCGTTCTCGACTTCGGTCGCGAGCATGCCATCGCTTACTTTGGTATCTGGGGTCAGGGCATCATCACTGACCGAGCGATCCTCAAGGTGCTGACGGATTAATCAGCACTGACCTATTCAAACTTTGTGGGGGTCGGCCAAAGGCTGGCCCCCACTTAGCAATCATCACCACTCTTTAACACTGACAACACATGTTGGCGCGACAAGACTGACAACCGCACACCTGACTAATGGAGGAACACATCGTGGCACCTACTACTAAACCAAAACCTACTGATGCAACAGGCATCGCCCGCGCTAAAGGAATTGAAAAGAATGCAGCCGAACTTAAACTGCGTGCAGCCGAGATCACTACGCTGGCAGCAGTTGAGGCAATGAACTTCGAGAACAACGTCTTCGACCCCCTACAGGTGGACCCCACACCGATCATTGAAGAGGTCCTCGACCCATCAACTTCTAAATCAGACCCCGCAGCAACCCACACTTCCGTTGACGAAATTGTCACAACGAAGACAGGGCTCGCAGATGACTCAGTGATTATTCGCCTCACCTCAGATATCGAGACGATGACTTGGGGTCACGGCAACACATACTCATTTAAGGCCGGATTGAAATACAAGGTCCCACAGGAACTCGCCAACCATCTTGAAACGCTTGGTTACCTGTACGGCGTGTAATCCAACTTTGCTCTGGCCCGACTGCGTTTTGCAGCCGGGTCAGAACTATTTAGACCTGACGTATCGACTTATAACTAGGACCATTGAGTCAAGGATGCTTGGAGGCGTGTGTGGCTACATTGACCAGTCTGGTAGATCGCGTACGCATGGAACTCGGCGATCCGGGGAAGTTCTTTGTCTGGACCAGTGACGCTACAGGCGCGAACCGATTCGAATTACCATATTCACCGGTCATGGCATCGACGATGACGATTCATCTCACCACTGCACTAGGCGTCGTGACCGACGTGACGGCAGACGTAGTAGCCGAGGAACACACGGGAGTCATCACCTTCGACACAGCACCCACGCTCGGTGACACGATCACCGTGCAAGGCACGTACTTCCGCTACTTCACGAATGCAGAACTTACCATGATTGTGGATTCGTCCGTCAAAGAGCACCTGTACAACCGAACCGATGCGTTCGGTCGACAACTGACGGTCGCCAATCTACCGATCGTTGAAGAGTTCCCTGCCGCACTACTAGGCACCGTTCAGGCGCTGCACACACTGGCAACCGATGCAGCGTTCGATATCAACATCTCCACTCCAGACGGTATTGCGATTCCTCGCGGCCAGCGGTACGGCCAACTCATGGACAACATTCGTGCACGACAGGGTCAATACGACGATCTCTGCAAGGCACTGAACATCGGCCTGACGCGTATTGAAGTCTTCACCTTCCGGCGGATATCAAAAACTACAAACCGCTACATACCCATCTTTGTGCCGCAAGAGGTCGATGATCGCTCCATCCCACAGCGAGTCTTCCTACCCATCACTACCTACGGCGGATCACCCGTTCCGAGTACGGCCGCGACCTACGACTTGGTCTTTACACAGGGCGACGATTTCAGCACCGTGCTGGACTTCCCATTCGACCTCACCGGCTACACAGCCAAGGCCCAAATCCGGCTGTATCCAGAATCGGCCGCAGTTGTCGCGAGCATCGTGTGCACGG